TCGCCGCCATCGCTCCTGGGTATCCACCGCCTGGGCCTCGGTGATCAGCGCTGGCTGGGTCGTGGTCGCTGTCCGTGGCCTGATGCAGTTGTGGCACTAGGGAATGCTGAAGGTACTTACCCACTAAGCCAGTCGCTATGAAAAAATATACCGTCACCCATGGATCCATCTTGCACGATGGCCAGCTATATCAAGCTGGGGATACGATCAGCCTCAGTGATAGTCTGGCCAAGCAGCTAGCGATCCACCTGGGTAAGCCAGAGCAGCCTAGCCAGATGGAGGAACCTAGCGATGGCTGAACCCTATGCCACCGTCGATGACTTTGTTGAGGCCTTTGGCACCGTCGAGGCCCGGCGCACCGCTAACATTGACGCTCCCACCGTCAATAACCCGGACAATGACCGGATGACCGAAGCGCTGGAGGATGCGTCGGATGAGATCGATAGCTACCTGCAGGAACGCTACAACGTTGCTGGCCTGCGGGACGATCCGCCCAGGCGGCTAAAGCGCATTTGCCTCGACATTGCCCGTTATACCCTCACCAAGAACCGCCCCCCTGAAGACTACCGGCTGCGCTACGAGGATGCGCTCAAGTGGCTAAGAGAGGCCGCTGCTGGCAAAGTTAGCCTGGGCCTGACGGTCACTGATGAGGTGACGACGACTGAGAGCCGGACCAACCGACCCTTTGTCGTCAATGGTGCCGGTCGGGTCTTTACCTACAACGGAATGAAAAGTTTCTAATGCCGCTTACCTCGTTGCTGCATACCCTGGAGTCAGGCATCATCCACCGGCTGCGGCTGGCGATGGAACCTATTGGCGTCGATGTGCAAGCATTTCCGGCCTCTCCAGTCGAATTTGAGCTAGCGCCCTATCGCAGCCAGATATTTTTTTCAATGCAACGACGGCGCTTTGACCCACCCGAGATCATCGACTCCATCCGCCGTGACTTCAGCCAGCGGATGACCATCGAATGGGGCCTGCAGGCAGAATTTATCAACTTATCCACCCACAGCGGCGTCTACCTGGTGCTAGACCGTTGCTGGCTAGCCCTGAGCGGCTACAGCCCGGCCTATACTGGTGAACTGGAGGGGCTTAACCGCATCGTCAACTTTGAACCCATGGCGCTGGTATCAGAGTCCTTCACCGGCCTATCTGAGGGCATTTACACCTATAACCAAACCTGGAGTCTGTCAGTGCTGGTCTACTCCGACATCGTGCAGCACCTGGCCGATGTTGGCCTGGTAGAAATTATCCCTGGCACCCCCGGCACCCCTGGCACGCCGGATACTGTTAGGCCTGTGGATCCATCGATACCGGTCCCCGGCCAGCCATTCCCGCTGGAAGAAATCAAGGTGGGCCTACGTCGGGCCAAGGCTAACGACCTGGAGGATAGCGTACTTGACCAGGAGCTAGACTATCCGGTTCCCTAGCCTGGATCCATGGCTGGGCACACTAAAAGCAGTCTATCCCAAGCTGCTATGGTTGCCCTCAACGCTGCTACCCAAACCGCTCCAGGCGTCTACGTCTACGAAAACGCTGAGGGGCCTATTCCAGCGACTATCGCCCCCTTTAACCGGGTCTACTATGTTGGCACCGCCACCGGTGGCACCGCCAATACTCCCACCCAGGTAATCAGTGTTGACGACTTCGAGAATGTCTTTACTAGCTCGAGTGCCGTCAACCTAAATAACCTTGCCTTTTTCTTTCGCAATGTGCCCAATGGGCAGTTCTACTACGTCAAGGCGGCCATCGCCCCTGTCACTACCGTCACCATCACCAATACTACCGCTGGGGCGTTCACCGTCACCATCAATGGCACCGCTGTTACCTACACCGCCCCCGCTAGCCCCACCCCGACCGCGACCACCATCATCACCGGCCTGGTGACCGCCATTAATGGCACCACCGCCATCAATACCGCCGTCGAGGCTGAATACGAGATCAATGATGCTGGGGCCAGCGTCTTTGCCAATAGCCAGTTCTACATTCGCCAAAAGAACCCCACCGCCACGGCTTTCACCGCTGTAGCGACAACCGCTAACCTGACGGTGGCTGCTGTGGCGGCACCAGCGACGGCTAACTACTGGGACTACATCTACGCCATCGAGAATAGCTTTGACGAAGATGATGAGCAAGGTTTCCTGGTATGCCCGGAGGCTTTCTATAGCCTTACCCGACAGTTTGAGCGCACCCAGATCGCCAATATCTTAGAAGCCAAGTCAGCTAGCGAGAACTATGACTGGATGGCCCTTGCTGACTGTGGCCCGCCCAGCACCATCGACACTAAGGCTGAATTTAAGACCGAAGGGATGCTCTACGCCAGCGACCGTGGCCATCTGGCTTACTATTGCCCATGGCTAAAGGATACCGACAACGATGACATCAGCCCTGCCCTGGCCGCTGCCACCGTTGCACTGCGCCGCTATGCTAGCCAAGGCTTCAACCAGCCCCCAGCAGGCCCCCAGTTCCCGCTGCGGGGTGTGGCGGATGTACGGGTCAAGCTAAGCCGTAGCGAACACGCTGACCTCAATGCCAACCAGATCAATGTGGTGAAAAACCTCAAGGGCCTTGGCATTGTCGTCTACGGAGCCAGAACCCGTAGCGTTAGCCCCTACTATCGGTTTATCAATACCCGGATTATCCTCAATGTCTATGCCCGGACGTTGTACACAGCGCTGACCAATGGCAAGATCCTGTTCTCGGTGATCGACGGCCAGGGCGTACTGTTCAACCGCATCAAAGAAACCGCCGACCTGGTGGCCTATCGGTTTTGGTCGGGTGGTGCATTCTTTGGCGCAACGCCTGCCGATGCGTTTCTGAACATTTGCGACCGGACCAACAACCCAGCCCTCGACCTGGAGGATGGCATCATCCGCATTGATAGCTATGTGGCCCCCAGCCCAACCGCTGAGCGCATCTTCGTCGGCGTCATTCGGGTGGCGATTGATCAGGTGGTAGAACGGACTAGCTAGAAAGAACCCCCATGAAGTTACCCAAGAACCCGACACCAGAGCAGGTCAAGCAAGTCATGAACCTGGTGATCAAGTCCATCTATACCAGGGGGACGGTGGCGGTTCAGACGATAGAACGAGACTCCCGAGGTAGGCTATCTGGCATTTTCCTGGGCGATGGGGTGCGGTTCAACTACACCGTCGCTGATGGTGCGCTAAGCTATGCGCCAGTCAACCCTAAAGATCTGCCCGATGAAGATGGGGCAGACTTCATGGAGGATGCCTTAGACTTTGCTCGGCTAAAGCTGGCTGGCAATACCAAGCAGGTGAAGGCTTGCAAGAAGGGCTATGCCTGTGGCTATACTTGCATCAGTCAGAACCGCAACTGCCGCAAGCCGCTACCAGGCCAGGCCAAGACTGCAGCAGAGTGGGTGGCAAGTCAGGAAACCAGGCAGCCGGAAAAGAATAAGGACAAACCTCAAAAAACGGTAGTGACAGGGCGTCAGTACACAGAAAAGTTCATTTCAATGTGGAATGAGAGCCATGGGTCAGAATGGGACTCCAACGCTGGCGGGTTCTTGAAGGCGAAATTGTGGGATAAGAAAGAAGGTGAATTTAGAGTTTATTTCGGAAATGTAAAAGACCCCCTGATAATTAGGCAGTCTGCTAGCGGCGAGTATACTGTTGACAAGATTCCGTATAAGTACAAAATAGACGAAAAAATCAATCCTATACTCGAAAGATTGAACTCCCGCTTTATAGGAAAAGGGCAAGAATCAGTGCTGATCCAGGAAGATGAAGATGGGGTGGTAGGGCCAGCAGGAAGGCACGAGCGAGGGGTCTATATTGTGCGACAGTGGCGTGAAGAATAGACTATTGGCTAGCGCTAGTGCCTTACGCTGACTTCCACTAACGAATTGGAGTAAGGGCACGATAGAGATCTTCTGTAATGTAACAGTTCATGGTGTCCCACCCCATCTTGCTTAGTGGCCTTTGTGTCACATGCTCATCCGGGTTAAGGCCAAGTTCTATAGCTTTTTGGTAGAACCAGGTATAGTGATCGTCTTCTAGTCCGAGATCAAAATAATTGTGCCTGTAAACGGTTTCCCATTTGGGAGTAATGAAGAATGACTGGGCGTTCATGGTTATCTTCCGTAAGTGGTTCAACACTTCTCAATATACCCCCTGCATATCGAACTGTCAACCCCGTCCTTCCAGATATTTTACTTCCCTAGCCTGGATCCATGGCTGGGCACACTAAGAGCAGTAACCCTGACGTACTGCCATGCCACGAATTAACCCTATCGCCAAGAACCAGTTCTTGGTAACAATGCAGGACTTGACCTGTTATTTTGAGACGTTTTCGGGTATTGACGACAGTACCCAGACTTCAGAATATTCTGATGGTTTCAGCAATCGCATCTACCCGCTTCTAGGGCCTCGCTCTATCGCCGAGATCGGGCTAACCAAGGCCTATGAGCCCGAGACGGATGACGAAATTATTACCCTATGGAAAAACTTTAGGCTACGTCGTGGCGCTGATGTTAATGCCCGTGGCTATACGCTGACTGTCCAGCCGGTTGAGTATGCCCCAGATCCGGTTAACATTGGCGCTCCCTTTATCATCTACGGCTTCATGCCAACCCGGTTCACCCTGGCCGAGTCGGACAAGAAAAGCCAAGACGTATCCATGCTTACCCTGGCTGGCCGGGCCAATGACTGGAGCCGTGGCTGATGAAACTACAACGACTGACTGACGACGACGGGGCCGGGCAGGTAACGCTATCCAATGGCAAGGTGATCGGGTTCCGTGGCCCAACGGTGGGCGACATCCGTGGCATCCGGCGCACCATGCGCCAGGAGAACATACCCCTCGATGATGAGGTAGAGCTAGCCCTACGCCTGGCCGCCCGCTGCTGCATTCGCTATGGGGAGCAAAGTGACATCAACCTGGTGCAGCTAGAGGAGCTAAGCATTGGTGACTTCGCCTTAATATCAGAGGCGATGGCCCCTTTTTTGGCGGCGTCATCGACTACGACGACGACCGATTCCTAGAGACGGTCTACCACCTGAGTGGCCGTAGCTTTGCCAGCCTGCCAATGTATGAGGAAATGCCTATCCTGCGGCTGTATCGGGCTATCGCCATCCACAATGCGGCAGTTGAGGCGGAGAACCGATCCATGAGGCGTAGGTGATGCAAGGGCTCGTATCCAACCTGTTTATCAAGATCAGCGCCCAGGACTTTGCCAGTGGGCCGATCAAGCGGCTGGGCCAGCAGATCCGTGGCACCTTTGATGGCGTTGGTCAGCAGGTGAATAAGGGCGTCACCGAGTCATTGACCGGGGCAGTCTTCAAGGCCAACCTACTCACCCAGGGCTTTAACTTTGCCATTGGCAAGGCACAGGAGGCGGCCCAGAGCATCACCGGGGCGATCAACCAGGCCAATCAGCTACAGCTAGAGCAGATCAATGCTGCCACCACCTTTGCCAGCCTGACCGGCAAAAGCTATGAAGAGGCTGTAACGGTCATCGAAAGCCTTAACAACCGCCTGGCCAAGTCAGCCGCTACCCTGCCCGGGGCCACCCAGGAGTATAAGAACCTGGCAACGACCATCCAGGACAATGTGCTGGAAGCCTTCAGGGGCATTGATGGCGAGGTGGACCTACAAGGGTTTGAAGATACCGTGACAGGTATCTCTGAATCGTTCGGGGCCCTGACAGCGGCTAGCACCAAGCAGGTCGGCAATACGGCTATGGGGTTGACCAAAGCGCTGAGCGGTGCCAGCGTGTCGGAGCTGCGTACCAATATGTTTTTTGAGCAGAACCCGGTCATCCTCAACGAAATTGAAAAGCGCCTGCAGGAATTAGGTGTTGCCACGCTGCGAGATCTGGATGTCAAAACCCGGGTGAAGCTGATCGAGGAAGTTGGCAAGAAATTTATCACCGAAGATTTTAAGAAACAGGCCAGCGAGTCGGTTGATGGCTTGATCCAGGGCTTCAAGTCAGTGTTGTTTGACCCTAGTGGCGGCATTTTTGGGGTAATGCGTGACCTGGACGACCAGATGAAGGGCACCCAGAGCGCTTTCAGTGCCTACAACGAGGTAATCAAGTCGCTGATCGGGGAGGAGGGCCTGTTTGGCACCAAGGGGCCTATTGCTGCCCTCGGGACGGTGCTAGGGCTCAACAAAATGGACCCGATGAAGGCACTCCAGGGTGCCTTTAACCGCATTAATACCGGCATCCAGGCGGTTAGTGACTTTGTATTTAACTTCGCAGCCTTGATCGAGAATGGGGCTAACCTACGGGATGTGGTGCTCAGCAACTTGGGGACTATCCGCGAGAATGTGGCTGGATTTTTAGGAAACATTCTGGCCGATGCTACCGGTA